CAGACCAAAACCGGCCCGGATGGCGAGAAATGGGCACCGCGAAAGGAAGATGGCGCGCCTGCATTATTCCGCACTGGCCATAACCTGTTTGATACCATCGATTATGAGATTGGCCTCAATCGCGCGGAAATTGGCACAGGCTTTGTTGGCGCGCGTATTCATCAGTTTGGTGGTGTCATCACGCCCAAAAATGGACAGGCGTTGCACTTCAATATGGGCGGAAAGTCGATTTTCGCCAAAAAGGTCACCATGCCCGCGCGCCCCTTTATGGGATTGAACGAGGCTGAAATTGCCGAATTGCACGAGGTTGCGGCTGAAACAATCGGAGCCCTGCTATGAGTGCGCTCACCCTGACTGACAGTTTTGGTTGTGCCAGCGCGGCAGTTGCACAATTGCAGGCCTATTTGCCATCAAATGTCGATATTGCCACGCATGGCGGCACATTTAACTTGGAAGCCCTGAAGCAATTTACGGTGATGGCACCCGCTGTGCGCGTGGCGACCTTGGGATTTGACACGCCCATCCGTGTCAGCTCAGGTGAAAAAGATTTGCCCGTCAAGGTTGCCGCTGCCATCATCACCAAAGACACGATGAGTGTGCCGCGCGATCAGGCCGCCAATGCCATTGCCACGGCCATTGCACTGATTATCGACAATAACAAGCTGGGCATTGATAACGGCTGGCCTTGCGGCGAGGTCAAAGGCGTCAATGAATATTCGGGCAATGTGCAGGATGTGGGTCTGGCCATCTGGCAGGTGACCTGGACACAGAAAATCCGCGTTGGTGAAAACCTGTTCAATCTGGCGGGCCAGCTCGTGGCCGGCACTTTGAACGCTCCGGATGGCGTTATTGCGCTGGGGGCCACCTCATGACGGATGTTGCGACCATGTTTCGCGCGCTGCAGGCGCGGATTGATGACCTCTATTACGAGATTGCGGAAATCAAGCGCCGCAATGCCAATATGCTGCGCCCGGGCACGATCAAGAGTTTTGACGGCGCAACGGGCCGAGCTGTGGCTGATGTAGGCTTTGAAACCCGCCCTTTGCGCATAATGCAGTTTGCCGGCGAGATGAACTGCTGGAACCCGATGACAGCTGGCCAACAGATCATGGTTTTGTCGCCGGCCGGTGATCCGGGCAATGGGCTGATTATTGCCTATGGCCATAGCAACACCAATCCGAAGCCAACAGACCGAACCGATCAACATCAATATGACTATGGGCAGACCAGCCAAACCATTCGCAAGGATGCGCATTTTACGGTTTCGGGCGATGCGGGCCAGTTTCTGAAGGCGGACGGTGTTGTCGTCACCAAGATCAAAAGCACGGGCTCATTCAAGTTCAAAGACGCGAATGATCAATGGTTCAAAATCGATCCGGCCGCGTTTCAACCGACCGATCCCGAAGATATTTCCTGATTTTAAACGCCGTTAAAAGGATTTGAAACATGGCTGCAAAAGTGAAAACCCAGCAATACAGATTGCTCGTTGATCGTCGTATTGGCGGCAAACGATGCGTGAAAGGCCAGATCGTTGAACTGGGCGATGAGACCGCGCATTTTCTGATGGCCAGTGGCGCGATTGAGCTCGTGGCCGAAAATGCTGTTGCGGACGCCACACAAACCAACACACATCAGGGCTGAACCATGCGTATCGGCATCGATCGCCAGACAGGACAGGTTTTGACCGGATGGGCACACTGCGCCCAGTCGATCGCTGTTATTCTGTCAACGGCGATCGGCACCCGTATCATGCGCCGGACATTTGGGTCTGACGTGCCGCGTCTGGTTGATCGCCCGTCCAATCATGCCTCTGTGGTGTTGTTTGTTGGCCGCGTGGCCGATGCTCTTAAAAAATGGGAACCCGGCTTTGTGCTCAGCAAGGTGCAGGTTTTAGCATTGGGTTCCGATGGCAAGGCTCAATTTTCTATTGCCGGCATATTTTATGAGGATGGCCATCTGGGCATTTATACCAATCCGGTGCCGGTATCGGCAACCTATGATGCCGCTGGCATATTGGCAGGTGTGGCATGAGCCGGTTTCCGTTTGCCAGCCTCGACCTCTCGTTGCTGCCTGCACCGGCTGCAGTGCCTGTTGACTATGAAACAATCCGTCAGCAGCGGCTGGATTTGTTCAAATCATTGTGGTCTCAGGTAGTTGCCGCAAACCCAGACCTCGGCAGCTATAATGCGGATCTGCTTGAAAGCGATCCCGTTGTTGTTCTGCAAGAAGCGGCAGCAACACGCGAAATGCTGGATTTACAGGCGATCAACGATGCTGTGCGGTCGGTTATGCTGGCATTTGCGACCAAAGCCGATCAGGATCAGTTATTGGCTCTGCTTGGCTTGCGCCGTCTGATTATAACACCTGCCAATACCAATACGTCCCCGCCCACACCTGCGGTGATGGAAACGGACGATGATTTCCGGCACCGCGCGCAATATGCACTGGATGGTCTGGCGCCGGGAATATCCGGTGGCGGTTATCGTTATATCGTGACCTCCGCCGCACCTGAGGTGAAAAATATTGGACTGATCAAGCGACCCGGTGGTTATATTGATGTGATTTTGCTGGGTCGCGGCACAGACGGTACTGTGACAAATGATGTTGTCGGCCGCGTGAACGATATTTTACAGGCGGACGATGGCGGACAGCTTACCGACATTGTTTCAGTCCGATCTGCAATGCCAAAAGCCTATGCGATCATCGTCACGGCGATTATTCCGAATGGCCCATCTGCGGATACTGTCAAAACCAATGCAACCGCAGCTTTGCAGGCCGCGGCCAATAGTCTGATGCAAATCGGCCAGAATGTGCCGACAGATGCTTTGATTGCGGCGGGACGTATATCTCCGATTACAAAATTTATACTGGTATCGCCCTCCGCCGATGTCATCACCGCACCGGATGAAGTGCCATTCTGCCAGTCCATTATTGTGAATGTGCAGGTGGATAATGGCTGATCTGCGCTCATTTTTACCTGCCAATGCAACACCGTTTGAACAGGTCAATGAAACCATTGAGGCCAGCCGCCGCCCGTTGCCGACAGATGTGATCAAATCTGTCTGGAACCCACAAACCTGCCCGCTTGAATTGCTGCCTTATCTTGCGTGGGGGCTTGGCCTTGAAATATGGGATGACACATGGTCTGAACAAAAAAAGCGTGAGGTGACAGCCAATATTTGGTGGCTGAAATCGAAAAAAACCACCCTGGCCGGTATTTCTGCCTATGTGGATATGGTGGGGGGACAGGTTGTGTCTGCGCGCCGCCCACGCGATAAAATATTTGCTGTGAGATCCATGAGCAATGCGGAACAGGCCGCTCAAATGGCGCTCATGCCTAAAATTCATATTTATCCCGCCGCATTGTCTGCTCCGGCCGATATAGCAAAAGCCTTCTTTTCAGGACCAATCTTCCGGTCATTTTTTGATGGCAAAATAGCCGAACCGTCAAATGCGGCTATGAGATTTGAGCAACGGGCATTTTATCTGGATCAAGGCACAACGGTACCCGTCTATGTGACGGGTACAGATCAGACGCTGGACGCCGGACTAACAGTTGCACTGACAACAGACGTTCCACAGGCCAAAATGTTTTTTAGCATGTGCTGGTCGGGTCATTGTTTAATGAGTTCAGACGCTCAAAAGCATGTGCTGACACTAACACCTCAAAACGACGCATTATCATTTGCCGTGCCCTTAGGCCTTGTACCCACGGCTGTGCGTCCTGTGCGTATTTATCAGACCTCCAGTGCCGACTATGGCAAAATGTTTGCAGGCTGGTCGTATTTTGGCCAATCCTACGCCGAGCCATCGGATGCAGAATTACTGGTTTACGACGAAATTACACTGTTCGACGCAACACGGCTCTTTGCCACGCATCGTGCCCGCTCGTTCTGGGGATGGTCAAAATTCGGCCTTGCCCCATACCAGGCTGAACTGCGGCTGAGCATACCCATCCCGCGGCCGATATGGGCATTTGGCGCATATTGGGGCGTTGGCGTCTGGCTGCAATCTGATTTGAGCCCTCTCTGGGATGCAATGCAAGCGATCCGCATCTCTCAGGCGAGCAGGGACGATATTTCGGTGTCCACACTTCTTTACGAGCCTGTTTCATTCGAAACAGGTCTTTCCTTCGGCACGTTTGATTTCGGCGACTATAGAAAGGCCGCATAAAATGGAAAAATCAGTCATTTTTCAGCAATATGCAGAGGTTGTCCCTGACGACATGAACAATCTGCAAACCTATGTGCAGGTTGGATTGGATCATGTGGTTGTGGACACGCTTGTATCAACCACAGCCTATTCCGGATTTGGAATTGTCAAAACCGGCCCGTCTCAGGTGACGCTGAATGCAGGTCGGCTGTACAATTCTGGCAAGATTTATGCTCTGGAAACCCCGACACAATATGATTTCACGTCTATTTTGCCTATCGCGGCGAAAAAAATCGTCATGATCGCGGGTTGGGGCAGCGAAGTTGATACGGATATTCAAAGCCGCAATTTTTTAATCGCAAATGAGAGCACCCCACAAGCACCGGTCTATAAGCCTCAGGCGGTCGCGCTCACTCATGCCCGCATGGCGAATATAGGCACACAGGCGGGCACAGAAAGCCCTGATCCTCAAGCACCGATTATCGACGCCACACTGCTGCCGATTGCAAAAATAATGCTTGGTCCGACAGGCATCCTGAGTGTTGTTAATCTGACCACCAATCAGGTGCCAAATTTACAGGATATGGAAACCCGCTTAGAGGCCGTTGAAACCTTCGAAGCGTCGGCGTCACCACAATTAAGCAGCTTGTCGTCTGACATTGCGCGCATCTCCAATGATTTGCGCAGTGGACAGAATAGCGAATTGCTCGGGCGCACCCTGGCACGTCTGGCTGTTTTGGAGGCAAAAGACGGCATTCCGTCAACAGCCGCAGACAGTTCCGCCGATTTTTATCTGGACACCTCGTCATC